GGGGGGCAGTGATGATTGTTTACTTGGCAACCAACACGGTCAACGGCATGCAGTACGTTGGGCTTACTCGCAGAAAAAGTTTAAAGCCTAGAGTGGCTGAACATTTTGCCGGAGCCAGAAACTCTAATAAAGGAAGCCACAAAACCATAGCTCACGCTATTAGGGTTTACGGTGAAGACGTCTTTAAGTTTGAGGTTTTGGACAAGACTGAAAACCTAAAAACATTGAGCCGTGCGGAGAGGTACTGGATACAGAAGTTAAATACAAGATACCCAAACGGGTACAACGTAAAGTCTGGTGGTTGTCCTACTTTTAAACTAGCCGCTGGCGACTTGTACGAAATTGACGGGAAAAAATATTATGGGTGCGGCGATCTTGCAGAGCATTTTCCTGTCAGCGTCCATAACATTAGGCACAGAATTTTAAGGGCTGGATGGACACCTCGTCAGGCGGTAGAAATTGATGCGCCGCCAGCAGGCATAAAGAAATACAATGGAAGACATCACAAGCTGTATTCTTGTGGAAAAACAGTATGTGTCAACGATAAGGAGTTTGCCTCAATAAAGGCGGCTTGCAAGTATTACGGTATAAAAGAAAATTTATATCATTCTCGCAAAAAGCAGGGCTGGCCTTTGAATGAAATATTTGAAATTGAAAAGCGAGACCGCCCAACTGGCTTCGGGTCTAGGATCACCGTTGGCGGCTTGTCTTTTCCTAGTGTGTCAAAAGCATCAAAGCATTTTGGGATTAGGGCTGGGTGCGTAACACAGAGGCTGTCCTATGGATGGACAATAAATGAAGCATTTGAGCTTGAGCCAAGGCGGGCTTGTCTCAATTCAATAAAGATAAAGGGCTTTAGTTCTATATCAGAAGCGGCAAGAGCGACTGGTATAAATTCAAGCACCATATCTTGGCGTATCAGAAATGGCTGGACGCCAGAACAAGCCGTTGGCCTTGAACCGGTACACGGCAACAATCAAAACCTGCGTAAATCTAACAAGTGGAGTAGTTAAAATGAATACAGATAGACACTGCAAAATCGTCAAAGATATGGACGATAGAATTATGACCGGCGAGCGCATAAGCCCAGAGCTTGTGATGGTGCTGACAGCGTTGCGCGACTTGGTGGATCAGTCGCATGACTATAGTCGCAAAATGTCTGACCGCGTAAACGCAATGAAAACTCAGGTGGACGAGTGGCGTGATCGTGCCAGCAATCTTGAAGAGGCGCTCGATACAGAGAAAAGCATTTTCAAAATTGCCGAACGTCACTACACAAAAAAGATAAACGTGGCTAACCGCCGCGCCGGTATTTGGAAGGCAAAAGTTGAACGTCTAAAAGCACAAGGAGAAAAGTAATGCCATTAGTTATTAAACCAGCGACGTATAACCTTCATGTTATTGAAGGCGTCAAAGACGACGTACCATTCACTATCTGGAAAAACGCCAAGACGGGCCGGTGGACACACCCCCTAGCGAGCAAGCGCGGTAAGGGCGCATCTTTCAAGACAGTTAAAGAGGCTCAAAAACACGCCTTTGAATGTTTGAAAGAGCGCAACATGATTAAACCTGACGGCGCCGCAAAGAGACACGACGGTGTGATAGCTCTAACAGAGGCTCAGGGCAACCTGTTCAAGTTCATTAAAGGCAGGCAGATTTGGCCGCTTGAGTTCTTAGTTCGTCGTTTTTACGGCGGTGAAGGATATATCCGACAGCAGATCGGCCAAATCAATAAGCACTATTATGTTCACAAACACACTTGTGGATATCGCGTGATGACAGAAAATGAGGTAAGGAGATCAGGCAATGGTCGGTAAAAAAACACCCAACGACATCATCACAGCGAGCCGCATACCGGCTTTGATGAACGCGTCGCCATACGACACACCCAACGACCTGCTGGCAAGCGTGCTGGCAGACATCGAGGGCAAGCCCGACCCCAAGCCGTTCAACGGCAACGAAGCCTGCGATTGGGGCGACGCGCTCGAAGGCATGATATTGACTGAGGCGGCTAACCGCCTCGGTCTAGACGACCTAAAGCTGGAACACGACGCGCTGTTCCACGACAAGATACCGTTTGCGGCGTCGCTCGATGGCACCGCTGACGCCGGGGTCGGCGGCTGGGTCGACACAAACTACGACAAGGGCATCATCTGCCCCAACGGCAAGGTGTTCGTCACCGGCACCGGCGTGCTGGAAAGCAAGCTGACCAGCAACAAGCCAGAGGACGCCCCAGCGCCCCACAGAGGCCCGCTACAGCTTCAGGGGCAGTTGATGGTCACCAAATACACTTGGGGCGCTGTGTGCGTCTTATACGGCGGCGTAGAGCTACGCATCTTCTTGTATCAGGCAGATGCCGCGGTACAGTCGAAGATAATGCAGGCCGTCGACGACTTTGAGCGTCGCAAGCGCGATATCGAGTGGTATCCGGTGCTGTCGTCGTCGGACGGCAACACCGCATACCCGCGGGTCGACGACGGCGCCGAGCCGCTGGAATTACCCGCCACCGAGGCTGAGTGGCTCGCACAGCTCGTTAATGCCAAGGACGCCAAGCGTGCGGCCGAGGCGGACATAGACGAGGCTGAGGCGGCGCTGAAAGAGTTTATGGGCAGTCACGAGCAGGCTACCGGCATCGTCGGCAATACCAAATACGCGGTGCGCTGGCCTATGCGGCAGTTCAAGGCACAGCCGCCCAAGCCAGCCACGCCCGGCAAGCCAGCCCGCACGGTTCGCCAGACCACGCTGACGATCAAAGAGGTGCGTGATGATTGACGTGCCGCTGACACCGAAACAGCACAACATGCGGCTGGTGATAGCGCGGTTCCACCGCAAGTACGGCTATTACCCGTCGATCCGTGAGCTGGCAGACAAGACCGGCAAGTCGATGACACAGTGCGCGCGCTACATGAACGCGCTGGTCAAACGCGGCGCCGCAGAAAAGACTGCTGGCATCGCGCGCGGCTTTCGGTTACTGTAGTCGCGTCGGGTTTCCTCCCACCCGATAAATTGAGCGACTGGCCCCCGTTTCGGCGGGGGTCTTTTTTTGTGTGCGACATTTTGTCGCATTATTAGTGCTTGCGTTATGCTATCAACCTGATATAATGAGTTATCAATTAAGAAAAGGGAGTTACGAAATGGCTAATTTCAAATACAACGATGGCGGCAGAGCCGACGCAGGCTTTAAGGGAACCGCCGGTGATTGTGGCGCTAGAGCAATGGCGATTGCTTTGGGGTTGGATTACAAAACCGTTTATAAAGAATTGGCGCAGGCCAACAAAGATATGGGTTTCGCCAAATCTGCCAGAAACGGCATTATGAAAAACGTATATGATATGGTGCTAAAGCGTCACGGTTGGGTCTGGCATCAAGCACCAAAGTTTGATGGCCGGAAAGCGCGTTGCTCTGACATGCCAACGGGTGTTGTTATCGCCAGACAGGCCAGACACTTCGTTGCGGTTATTGATGGTCAGCCAAATGACATTTGGGATTGCACCGGCAAAATGGTTTATGGTTATTGGGCGGCGGCGCAGTGAGCGCCGTCCCGTACACCGTCGGCCAGTGGGCGTGGCTGGTCGACGATCGAGGCCGTCAGATCAGCGTGCTAGTGCGCTACGTCGAAGAGCTGGGCGACGGCTACACCGTCACGTTTGAGAATATGCAAACCGGCGACAGATACCACCGCCGCTACAGGACAGGGGAAAACAATGAAGACACCAACAGTTGAAGAATTGAAAAAGGCGCTCGCCATTCCAGCCGCAAAGCCACCGGTTGACCGGCTGGGTCGGACGAACCGGCCAACCACGACAAAGAACATGATGCTCAAGATCAGAGAAAAAAGCCCGCATAAATAGCTTCTCCCTGACCCCTCGCTTCGGCGGGGGGTTTTACTTTTTGCCGAAGAATTTTGTGGCTGACCTGACGCCGAAGCTGGCCGCCACAATCGTGCCGAGCGTGTACTGATAGAACGTCGGCATCGCCTCAAGCGCCGCAAACCCCTCAGCCACTATCTCACGCCCCCAGTCGCCACAGAAGGCGAGTATCAGCGGCACGCTAAACAGTAGTGTCAGCCACTCGTCTTTCCAGCTTGTGGCGCTGGCGTCTGCCATCTTCAGATCCCAGTCGATTTCGCCGGTAGCTTGTTTTTCGGCTATGACAGCCTCTGCCTTTGCCTTGGCTACCTTTGCACCTGTTTCTGCTTTGGTGCGCTCTACGCGGCCTTCCAGCCACGTTGAGGCTATGTTCATCGCTGGACCTATCAGTGCTGTAATCATTTCTCGTGTCCTAACCATAAGCCAAAGGCGCCGGTCATCGCCCCAGTCACAGTCGCCGTCAGACCGGCGGCCTCGATTGTCATCGCCTCTGGCGGTAACGAAATAAACCACTCAATGACGCGAATATACATGAACGTCATTACAAACATCATTATGCGCGGCAATATCTTCCAGCGCAAAAACCGTTCCATCGTAATCTCAGCCATCAGCCAACGCCCTCATGCGCTTGACCAGCCGGTTAGCCCGATTTGTGACTTGCTCATACCAGCGGCTATCGACCATCTCATCTGCCGTGCCAGACCAATTACGCTCGTCGACGCAACGCTTCATGCCCCGAAACTTTTTCATCGTCGGCAGGCCAAGGTTAAACATCATATTTGCTATGATGCGTTGCGCTTCTTCTGGCAGGTCGTCGAAGTCGTCATACAGCCGGTGGCAGTCTTCGCGCACCACCGCAATGTCCAAATCGAATAACTGCTTCATGCGCTTTTCGGTGATCGTGTAGCCTTCTGGCTTACCGTACTCGGCGTCGCCGTCGATTATCTTGTGGCCAATGCCTACGGTCAGGTAGCCCTCGGTGCAACGATACACGTCGAGCCGCACGCCCTCATCGTAAATTAGTTCTTCTCTGAGCTTGTCGACGTCCATCTCTAACCTGCCTTACCGTTTCAATCGCCTTAAAAAACGACGCGCGCTCCGCCTCAGCCTCATCAAGTAGCTTGGCTTGCACGCGCTTCGTATATTGGCGCACCGACCAAATTGGCAACCACAGCGTGCGCCGATGTTCAGCGCCGACAAGGCATAATAAGTCATAGTCTTCCTCAGTCGGTAAATGTTTAGTCTTACATCCGTGGCCAAGCTGGAAGTGGTACACCGGAGCGCGGTTCCCGCGTTCCGCAGATAAACTCGCAGTCTTAACCTGCACCCTGTAAAATTCATTAGCATCATCCCAAAAAACAGCGTCAACCTTATCCTGCTGGGCTAGGCTAACCTTAAACCCAAACTGCAATACCGTTGCCGCGGCAATGTACTCGCCCATCAGGCCAGTCGCTGTCTCGCTCATGCGACCATATTAGCCAAACAAATCAATCGCGCAATACCACTTACCAAGCTGACTGCACCGCCGCAATTATCATAATAATCGCCGCAATGATTGCGCCAACGACTAGGGCGCCGACCTTTAGCATTTCCTCGATCTCGGCCTGCCGGTTTGCCGCCGCACGCGCCCGCTCTCTGGCGGCCTCACGCGCCTCTTGCAGACGCTTCTGGCGCTCGGCCAGTATGCCCGCCCAAGTGCCGTGTCCGAAGCGCATGTCGACCATTGTGGCGACTTCCTGCATCTTCTCGGCGGCGAGCTTTGCGTCGATGATTTCCTTAGCCACAGTCTGCACGCCAAACTGATCCGCCAGCCCGCCCTTGGCTTTTTTGTTGCGCGCCTCTTGCACCTGCTTCTCGCCGGTGAATAGCGCGTCGATCTGGCTGGCGATTTCGCCTATGTCCTTGGCCGTCGATATGTTCGATTTGATAAATTCGACGCTACTCTTTACGAGCGCGATACCGGCCAACGCGGTGCTTATCGGTTCCATAGCCTCACCTCGGCACGGGTTTGCAGATGGCTACCATTTTAACACGTTTGCCGTCCAATGACGATATGGGCGGCTGGTGATTTAGGCGATTTGCTATGTACAGGCAACGGTCAACGTCAGCGAATGTCTGCGTCTGGCTGATGATGCCAGCGCCCATATATACGACTAGCAAAAACTCTATCATGTGCCTTGGTCGTCAAACGTGACTTTCTTGCACATAGCCCGCCAGTCGCGGATGTCGCCGCGCTCGATTAGCTGTTCGTAGTTATGGATGACTTGTTCTTCTGGTGGGCAGGCAGGTAGGATGTCGGCGTGTACTTCCAGTTGGCCAGTGTTTAGCATTAGCACAACCAGAAATACAAAGCCCTCAACCACGGCCCAAGACTTTATCGAGCTTGTCCTCGACCCGGTGCAGGGCATCCATCACCTGACGCATGTCGTCACGCAGTTCAAACTTTGTGGCGTATTCCTCGCGGGTTTTATTCAGCAGAATATTGAGCCGCTTCTGCTCTTTGCTTTGCTCTGACAGGAACCAAGCAAGGCCAGCCACAACTAGCCCGATAAGCGTGTCGATGAGGCTAGTCATTTCCATCAGTCTGCATCCTGTATGGTCAGAGTGCCAGCTTCCACCTGACGCATAATTTCAGCATAGTGGCGGTTAGCTGGGTCTAGTGGAATGTATAACTTAGACCCATCAATAGTTGCTTCAACGCCATCGTTTCCATTGCCATCAGCATCTATATATTTTGCATTTGAAATATCCATCTACAACTCCGCATCAAATGTCATATTTTGTTTTGGGTCTATAGTGCAAGCGTGATTAGTTGCAAGGCCGCTGGCCGCGTTTACATCTAAATAAAGATTTGTTCCTTGCGCTACAGCGGCACTAACACTAGTGGCGGCTGTGTTTGAACCATTATTGCGAATATCAATAGTTGCGGCTGTAACATTTACAGTCGGGTTCGCCCTTAAAGCTACACCCAAAGGAAAACAAACTTTAGTTTTTGTCGTGGAATTGCAAAAACCAAATCCACCAGCGTAAGACGATGTAGTGTTTTGCAAAACAGCAAAATACCGCTGACACTTGCGAAGCGTAGTGCCGTAGTCCTCGTGCTGGAACGGCGTGGCTGTCTCGCCTACCTCTAGCTTTACGCCTGTGAGGTAGAAGTTATTAGCCGCATCGTCAACACAATTAACTTGACCAACTGCACGATTAGCCTGTGTATTATGCCAAGTGTTTGAAGATAATGTGCCACTTGTGTAATCACTACCCGCCGCCAAAAACCAAGTAATACCCAAACTATAGCCATTGTCATTATCAAACGCTGTAGCTGTGTATCCACTAAATGTAAGTTCTACTTTCTGCCAAGTGTTTGCAGATGCAATAGTGTATGCTTGAGAATTATAATAACCTGCATCGTTTTGGAATAATTCCGCAATGTGCGTTCCAGTTTTAGGTGACTTCACCCAAAAACTAAGGGTCAAATTTTTTGCATCACTGGTGCCGTAAAGCAGGTGTTGCAAATCCTGACCTTCTAGTTTTGTTATAACAAGGAAAACACCATTAGCCGGTAAACTAGCATCTGCTGTTGTCACATCAATTTTTAATGAATTTGCAAATCCTTGCCCAGACGGTACATCAGTATCTTGTGTTGAAGTTGTAACAGTATTACCCACTTCAGCACTAAGAAACCTGTCACAAGCCGTGTAAACAGTTCCTGTTTGACCTGTTAAACTTCCCCTCTGTGCCAGAGTCATCGCACCGTTGATGGCGAGCGAAGGGTTCGCGTGTCTATCCGCCCAGCCTAACTGCCCCGACCCGTCCGTCTTCAGCACTTGGTCGGCGCTACCGTCACCGTCAGGCATCGTGAACGTGGTGTCGGCTGTCACGCTTGATGGCGCTTGCAACTTGATGCTGTTGGTGTCGGTGTCGTCCTGTAGCTTCAGAACGTCTACACCGTCTGTACCGTCAGCAAACGCGCCAAGCTGTTTTGTAAGCTCACGCATAGAGTTGTTGACGTTACTAGGCAACATGCCCTCAGCAATCGACACGCCGCCTATGTCGGTGTTGTTGGACGCCGTCACGCCGTCGTAATCAGTCAGCTTATCTCTGGCCATCAGGCTACTCCGTTATGTTATTAGGCGTATGGGCTGTCGCCGCAACAGGCTGGCCACGCGGCCTTCAGTTCGGCAATGCTGGTAGCGGCATCGCCAGCAGTAGGCGCATCACGCAGTGCT